TCTTGTTTTGTTTTTTAGATGTTCAATTTTCTTTCAATTTGATTGATCAAAACTTTGATTCTTTGTGTTGTTTCAAAAGAACAACCACTTGCATCAAGATATTTTTGATCTTTAAGATCTGCATAAAGAAATCCGTCCATCAAACCGAATAGTTTGTTTCTTAATGATCCATCTGTTTTCCATGTTAATGCCATGTTTAAGTCCATCATGTCAGTTGTGTAGATTTCGTGTCTGTCGAATCTTGTTGTTGTAGAATTTTCCATTTTATTTTGTTTTTTTTAGGTTTTTAAGAAACTTTGTGTTTCTTTGATGGTGTAAAGATAAAACTTTTTTGCATTCCACAATGCACAAATCAAAAAAACTTTCATTTTTTTTCACTTTACTAGATATAAACACAAACAAAATTTGTTGAAATTTATCAAAAAATTGTTCTATTTTACACATTTTCATTCAAATAGTCAGTGATCAATTCGATTGTTTCTTGAAATCCATGTGTGCATTTTGCATAATACCCCCTTGCATTCAGATCTTCAAGCCATTGTTTTTGATGTGGTGACAATCTTCCTTTTTCAGTTTTCAATTCAATTGCAAGACCATTCCATTTCATTGTGCAGTGATACAAAAAAAGATCTGGAAATCCTTTGACATAGCCAGATGCCTTCATTTTCTTTGCAACTGCAAGTGATGTTCGCATTCCACCAGCAGATGCACAATACAAAATTTCTGGAAAATTTGATTTGATCCAGTTCACCACTGCAATTTGTATTTTCAATTCATCTTGTCTGTTTTTCATCTTATCACTATTTTTTCAAGATCAACTTTGTTTTCTTTCATTTTTTCAAAAGATATTTTCATGATCATATCTTTGATCATATCTGATGACCTATCTTTCTGCATCAGTTTTCCGATTGCATTCAAATTCTTTTTCTTTTCTGGAACTTTTTTTGTGTTCATTGTCTTCATGTATTTGACAATTGATGGATCTTTTTCATACCAGAAACCATGCTTTTTCAATTCATTTGAAACAAGTGATCCGAAGTCACTGATCTTCACAAATTTGTTTGTTTTCAAAAAAAGATGATATGGTTTCAACAAATTCTGTTTGATGAATTCATTGTGCATTCGAATTTTTTCTTCTTCTGATATTACTTTTTCGACAACTTCTTTTCTTTTGAATTTTTTTGAATTTGTGTGTGATGGATCTATTCGTCCCCACCGATCATCAGTCTTTCTGTTTTTTTGAACTTGTATTTTTGACCAGTTCAAGAAATGTGTTTTTTGTTCACGAATTGATTTGAATGAATCATCTTTCAATTTTTGTTCTGAAATAAATTCTTTCAGAAGTTGATCAATCCAATACATTGACAATTTCAAATGTCTTGCAGTATGTTCAAGCCATGTGTGATTGTTTTTCAATTCTTCAATTTCAATACAAACTGAACCATTTTGAATGTCATGAATTTTTCTTTGTTCTTTTATATCCAAATTCAAAAATTCTTTTTTGTTTATTTTTTCAATTTTTATTGAATTATTATCTTGTTTTATATCTGTATTATTATGATCCAAGTTTTGAATGATGCTGCTTTCAACCTTTTCTGGTGTCTGCTTTTCGGTTTTCTTGTATGCAGCTTCACAAATTTTCAAAACCCTTCTACGACCATCAAAAGAAACTTGTTCAACAAAACCAAGTTTTTTCAATTTAGAAATTGACGATGAAATTGTTGTTTTTGTTACATCAAGAAAGTCTGCAAAATAGTCGTTTGATGCAAAGCAACCATCTTGATTGTCAAGTGATTCGATTTCCACCAGCAAAATTTTTTCCAGCCATGAAAGCTGCTTGTTCAGATATACATCTTTCGGAATCCAAACCCCCAGAAAGTTTCGATCCTTTTGTTTTTTATTTTCCATTTTATCTTTTTAGGTTTTTGATTTTTTTATATGCTCAAAAGTAAACATTTTTTTCACTTGATGAAGTGATAGTTTGTTTTTTTATGAACATTAAAATGGAAGATCTTCTTCATCACCAGTGTGAAATTTAGATTCAGAACTTTTTGATCCATGACTTTCTTTCGGAACAAATGTGTTCAGTTCAGCAAAATGTGAAAGACCATTTGATCCTTTTTCCCTTCTTTTTTTCACATCTATACTGACAAACCCTTTTTCGTTTTTAAGTGATTGCAATTGATCGAAAAGTGTGTCCACATTGATGTCAACCTTCAAGATTGAACCCCCATTGTCAAATTCCTTTTCTCTAATGAATAAACCATTGATGAATGTCTTGTCGTCCATAATTAAATTTTTTTTATATTGTTATTGATTTGATTTTTTATTTCGTCCAGTTCCCTTTCTTTTTTTCCAAATTTTTCAGTGTAAATTCGATTTATTGTTCCAGTGGTCATGTGAAGATCAAGTGCAGCTTGTCTGATTGACACACCATTTCTTTGAATATAAAACACAACACTTTGTTTTTCTTCATCTGATAATGTATTGAAAGGAATCAAGTTTTTTCTTTTGCTATTCTTTGCCATCGATCAATTCATCAATTGAATTCATATCCATCGAAGTCATTTGTCCGATTTTTCGAAGTTGATCAAGTCTGAATTTTTGTGGATTTTCACAATATGATTTGATCGTAGGTTGTGAAAGATTCATTTCTTGACCTAGCATTCGTTTTGAAATTCCATGAAAACGCAAAGTTTTTGAAAATTCATTGTCATTTTTTTTTGTTTTTTTCGTCATAATTTTATTTTTTTTTATTAAACACTGAACACACCACGATCACACATTTGTTTGAATTGATCTTTCGGATCTACAAAAAAACGATTGTCTTTTATCATTTGAATAAATGATTCAACTTCGGATTCCTTTAATACATACAACTTTTCAATCAATCTTTGTTTTTCATTTTCATCAAAAATTGTGTATGGAATCCACGATTCAATCATTCCGATCAAATTCATGTTGTCAACCACTGGATCTTCTATTTCATCAAACCAGTCATCAATGAATTGTGTGTCCTTTTTTTTTGTCACTTCTTCTTTTTTGTTTTGGATTGAACTGCATTTCTTTTTTCAATCTTCTTTTTGTCTTTGAAATCTTGAATTCTTTTGTCTGCAATCATTTCAGCAACTGGATTGATGTCTTTGATCTTTTTTCCAGTGACTTGTGAATACACTGCTGCATCAAGATTTGTGAATTTTGCATTCGGATCAGTGGTCAAAAAGTTTTGAAATCCTTTTGACATTCCAGCAACATACGAAATCCAGCATGTAATTGCCCAAAATATGACCACCATCAACACAATAAAAATTTGTAAAAACATAATATTCTTTTTTTAGTTATTAAATTGATCCACTTTCTGGATCGTGATTTTCTTTTTTTTGACTAGATCTTGAAATTCGGAAACTGAATATGTCGATTTTATTTCATCAAACAAAACAATTTCTGCAAATCGAAATGGTGAACTTGAACATTCAATTTTTCCGAACAAGATCGGTTGATCTATTTCATACACATCAAGATCTTTTTTTTTCATACGATGAAAGAAATCTTGAATCACTTTTGTGTTCTGATCTTTTTTCCAGTTTTTTCCCAGAACTGATTTTGCAGTTCCATGCAGATGGAAAAGTGGAATTGCTTCATTGTATTTTTCCCAGAAATACATGTCAGTCGATGTGACCTTGTATTGACCATTCAAAAAGATTTGAAAATTTCTACGCATTTGATTTGTGATTGATATTCCATTCATCAGCTTCAACATCTGAAAAGACACCCAGACTTGAAAATGCAGTCAACTGAAGAACACATCGTGCTTTCGATCTTTTTTCAGCCATTTCCATGTAGTATGTGGATTGACAATTGTCTTTTGTTGCAGTTCCGAAAGTTTCAATCTTGACATCATTTTTCATTGCAGTTGCTTTCACAATGCAACCTTTGCAGTTTCCATCTTGATCTTCAAAGATTTTTTCTGGAACGAATGTGACATTGATCTGATCTTGTGCCATTATTTTTTCAATTCCAGATTTTGTGATCATAACATATCCGAATTTTTTGTGTCTGAATATGTCTTCATCTTTGTGCAAATTATATTGATGATATAATTCTTTTAGTCTTTCACGATTTGATTTTGAAATAGGTTCGTTTGCCATTTTATTTTGTTTTTTTAGAGTTTGTAAAAATAAACATTTTTTTCATTCCATGAAACTTTTTCATGAATTTGTTTTTTCATTTTCATAGATATTTCCACCATAAGATGGATTCGAATCTGCATCGATCAACCCTTTTGATTTTACGACCAGACCTTTGACGATGTCACCTTTTTTTGCGTTTCTGATCAGTCTTTCCCATTTGTGAAAATTTCTGAATGTAGTGTCCACACATGTTTTGAATGATCTTTCGCCATCATTAAAAAAAAGATAATACATTGAACCACCGAATCTTGATGGAACTTTTTTCTGGTTTTTGTAGTAGAATTGTTTCTGATTCATATCAATTCATTCTTTTGAACATCAATTGTGATCACACCAGTGCAATTGTTTCTTGTGTGAATACATAGAAGTCCAGATGATAAAACGATTGTGTCAACCACTTCGAATTGTGGTCTGAATAAACATTTGATTTTGCAAATTAAATTTTTCATTTTTTTGATTTTTTTAGGTATTAAGTTGATGAAACTTGAAGTGTTTCTTCAAGTGTTTCTTTCACATCACAACCCATGATGTCAAAGATTTTGTTTTCGTGTTTGAATGTGATGATCACTTCACCAGTGTATAATGAAACATAAACTTCAATAATTTCACAACCCCACTTCATCATTCTTCTGCATGTGTTCTTCACAAACTTGTTTTTTTCCTTGTCAACGATTCTTGTCATTTTTATATTTTTATATTAAAAAAGACCGATCACTTTCGTGACCGATCTTGTTTGAATTTATCTTGCAATTGCTTTTGCTAAATAATTAAAGAAATGCATGATGTCACCATTGTGAAAGTCAATTTTCACAAGTGTGTTTTTGATTTGCTTTTGTTGACTTAATGGTGCAATCAAGATGTGTTCAACAACAACACCAAGTGGAATGATGTTCAGTCCACTTT